AAACAATGGAAATGAGTGCAAAAGGAATGAGTGGTGATGATATTATACAAACATTTAAAAACACACCTAGAACAAAACAAGCTAATGGTGGTATCATTGGTTTGACAACTAATCCAAGGTCTGCTAATAACTAAAGCAGGTGTTGAAACATAATTTAAAAGAAGATATAATATCCCTATGGCTACAATAGACAAATCATTACCAAACATGGACCCTAGAGAATCAGGAGAAGAAATTGATATTGAACAAGTACAAGAAGCTGAGTTAGTAGATACTCCATCTGGACCAGTTGAAATAGACATGACTGAAGATGGTGGTGCTGAAATTTCTTTCGATCCCAATGCAAAAGAAACTCCAGAAGGAATGGGACATTTTGATAACATAGCGGAAGCTATGGAAGAAAATATAAGTGATACTCTTGCTTCCGAGTTAATGGGAAAATACAAAGATTATAAACAGTCTAGACAAGAATGGGCTGAAAGTTATAAAGAAGGTCTAAACCTTTTAGGATTTAAATATATTACAAGAACAGAACCTTTTAGAGGAGCAAGTTCAGTTACTCACCCAGTTTTAGCAGAAGCTGTTACTCAATTTCAAGCACAAGCCTATAAAGAATTATTACCAGCAGATGGACCTGTTCGTTCTCAGATTTTAGGAGCAAGTACTATTGCGAAAGAAGATCAAGCGAAACGTGTTAAAGATTTTATGAATTATCAAATCATGGATCAAATGAAAGAGTATGAACCTGAGTTTGATCAAATGTTATTCTATTTACCTTTATCTGGATCTACTTTTAAAAAAGTTTATTATGATGATTTATTAGGTAGAGCAGTGTCTAAATTTATTCCGGCTGAAGATTTAGTTGTACCTTATTCTGCAACTTCATTAGAAGATGCTGAAGCTATTGTTCATGTAATTAGAATTTCTCAAAATGATTTACGTAAACAACAAGTTAATGGTTTCTATAAAGATATTGATTTAGGGGAACCTCCTATTCAAGCAGATCAATTAAAAGAAAAAGAAAAAGAATTAGAAGGTATCCAAATGAATGGTACAGAAGATATGTACACAATTTTAGAGATGCATGTTAATTTAGATTTAGAAGGTTTTGAAGATGTTAATCCAGAAGATGGAGAACCTACTGGAGTTAGATTACCTTATATTGTAACTCTTGATGAAGCTAATGGAAAAGTTTTATCTATCAGAAGAAATTTCAAAGAAGAAGATCCCTTAAAAAGAAAACAAGATTATTTTGTTCACTTTAAATTTTTACCAGGTTTAGGTTTTTATGGTTTAGGTTTAATTCACATGATTGGTGGATTATCTAGAACAGCAACTGTAGCTTTAAGACAATTATTAGACGCAGGAACTTTAGCTAACTTACCCGCTGGTTTTAAAACTAGAGGTGTTAGAATGAGAGACGATGCACAACCTTTACAGCCTGGAGAATTTAGAGATGTAGATGTTCCTGGTGGAAATATTAAAGATCAGTTTATGCAGTTACCTTTTAAGGGGCCTGACCAAACATTATTATCTTTAATGGGTGTTGTAGTTCAAGGAGCTCAAAGATTTGCATCTATTGCAGATTCACAAGTAGGAGATATGAATCAAGGCGCAGCAGTTGGAACAACAGTTGCATTATTAGAGCGTGGTTCAAGAGTTATGTCTGCTATCCACAAAAGATTATATGTAGCAATGAAACAAGAATTCAAATTACTAGCTCAAGTATTTAAAACTTATTTACCACCTGTATATCCTTATGATGTACCGGGTGCTTCTAGACAAATTAAAGTTTCTGACTTCGATGATAAGATTGATATTTTGCCAGTTGCAGATCCTAACATTTTTTCTCAAACTCAAAGAATTTCTATGGCACAAAGTCAATTACAACTAGCGCAATCTAATCCTCAGATTCATAATCTATATCAAGCTTATAGATCTATGTATGATGCGTTAGGTGTAAAAGATATTAATGCAATTTTACCACCTCCTGAAAAACCAGTTCCAATGGATCCAAGTTTAGAACATATTCAGTCTTTAGGTGGAAAGCCTTTCCAAGCATTTGGTGGACAAGATCATAAAGCACATATTGATGCTCATTTAAGTTTCATGTCTATAGCAATGGTACAAAATAGTCCTATGGCAATGGCTGCAATACAAAAAAATATCTTAGAACACATTAGTTTAATGGCACAAGAACAAGTTCAAATAGAATTTGTAGAAGAGCTACAAGAATTACAACAGATTCAACAACAGATTCAACCTTTGATGCAAAATCCACAAGCAATGCAAAATCCACAAGCCCAACAAATGCAACAACGTATGCAACAAATTACAAATCAAATAGAAGCAAGAAAAGCTATTCTAATTGCAGAGTTAACTTTGGATTATGCTAAAGAAGAAGATAAAATTAGTAGTGAAGCAGGTGGAGATCCATTAATTAAAATTAAATCTAGAGAATTAGACTTAAAAGCTAAAGAAAATGAAGATAGAAACTCTTATAACAATAGTAGAACTGAAATAGACACTATGAAAGCGCTAATGAATCAAAAACAACACGACCAAAAACTTGATCAAAATGAGGAATTGGCTAATTTAAGAGCAGATACTTCACTAGAAAAGCAACAAATGTCTATTGATAGTAAAAGACACGATTTTGGTAGAAATTTTAAAAAAAATTAGTATAATTAATATATAAGGAGAAAAATATGGATAAAGATTGGCAAAGAGGCTCAACATTCATGAACGACGACGTTAAAATTGAAAAAGAATTAGGCGCGGGTTCAGATGGATACCAAACAGGAAAACTACCAGTTAAAATGACTAGTGGTACAGAATCACAAACTGTAATTGTTAAAGGTACTAAAAGAATGAGAGCTGACAAAAAACCTGTAAAAGCTACTTGGTTTTAATATGTGGTTATCGGCAATTAAATTAGCCGTTTCTGCAGGCTCACACATTTACAAAAATAAGCAACAGACAAAGATGCTTATGTCAGATGCTGCTATGAAACATGCTCAAAAAATGAGTACTGGTGAATTAGAGTATTCTGGAAAATTATTAGAAGCTAGACAATCAGATTGGAAGGACGAATTTATTTTGGTCCTACTTTCAATTCCTATTGTAATGTTAGGATGGTCTGTTTGGTCAGATAATCCGGCTCATATGGAGAAGATGGAATTATTCTTTTTACATTTTGGAAATTTACCGTTTTGGTATCAAACAATTTTTGTTGGAGTAATTGCGAGCGTCTATGGACTTAAGGCAACAGATCTGATAAAAAGAAAATAATTATGAAAAAATTAAAAAAAATATATACTAAATTAGTAGATAAAATATTTGGTAAAAGATGTTCATGTCCTGAGGATATGATGAGAAAACATCAACCAATGAGATGTAAGGTGTGTGGAAAAATCCACAATTAAAAATGAGAGATACTAAAGTTCTTGAAACTTTCTTTAAAAACAACTACAAGAAAATAAAAGAAATGAGTTTATTTAGAACCTTAAAAAAAGAAGTTGATTCAGGTGCTAATGGAACACAAGACTATGTAATTAAGAAAGGTCCAAATAAGGACAAAATAGCTAAAATATAAAGGAGAAGAGAATGGACGAAATAGTAATAGTAAGTAAAACACAGAAATCATTACAACAAAGACTACAAGATATAGGGGATGTTCTTCTAGCAGGAGGGGTTGACACAATGGAAAAATACCGCTATCTAGTAGGACAAGCACACGGAATACAATTAACATTACAGGATATCTCTAACCTGCTAAAACCTAAGGAGCAAAAAAATGAGCAAGGAAATATTATTGACATCGGCAACGGAACCGGCAAAAGAGGCACCAAAAATTAAACTTGGTCTTCAAGACAAATACGAAGAAGAGAATAAAAATACACCCCCAGAACAAGAACCTTTAAGTCCAGAAAATATTGGAAGCGAAACGGTTGATGAATTACCGGAACCTTCTGGTTATAGACTTTTAGTTTTACCTTTTACCCCGAAAAATAAATCAGCGGGTGGAATTATATTTTCTCAAGAATCATTAGACAAAGCAAGAATAGCTACAACATGTGGTTATGTTCTAAAGATGGGAGATTTAGCATACAAGGATAAAGATAAATTCGGTGAGCCTTGGTGTAAAAAAGGAGATTGGGTTATTTTTGCTCGTTACGCGGGTTCAAGATTACCAATTGAAGGTGGAGAAGTGCGAATACTTAACGATGATGAAGTTTTAGGAACTGTAAAAGATCCTGAATCTCTTCTTCATTTAATTTAACCACATAGGAGAAACTATGCCAGAAGATATAAGAGCATCAGAAGAATTAATTGACGTCGGCGAAACAGTCGGTGCTGAAATTAATTTAGATGATAAAGGAGAGCCGGTAGAGCAAAAGGAAGTTGCGGAAGAAAAAATAGAAGTAGAACAAGTTGCGGAAGATACATCTGTCGAGAATGAAAAAGAAGTTAAACTTGATGGAAAGCCCCCTGAAGAAAAAGATGAGTTAAAAGATTATAGTGAAGGCGTTCAAAAACGTATTGCTAAACTAACTCGTAAAATGAGGGAGGCTGAGAGACAGAGGGAAGAAGCTGTTTCATACGCACAAAATGTTACACAACAAAAAAATAATGCAGAAAAAAGATTATCTAAATTAGATAAATCTTATGTATCTGAATTTGAAAGTAGAGTTACAACTAGTTTAGCAGCAGCAAAACTAGCTCTTAAAAATGCTATTGAATCTCAGGATGTGGATGCACAAATCTCAGCACAAGAACAATTAGCTACTTTATCAGTAGAAAATGCTAGATTAAATTCTTTAAAAGTTGCGGAAGCGGAAGTTAATCCAAGACAAAAAGAAGTAAATATAAACCCACAACAAAGACCACAACAACCACAACAACCATCAGATCCTAGAGCTGAAGATTGGGCTTCTAAAAATGGATGGTTTGGAAATGACTCTGCAATGACTTATACAGCTTTTGATATACATAAAAAGCTTGTAGAAGAAGAGGGTTTTGACCCAAAATCTGACGAATATTATGAAGAAGTTGATTCAAGAATAAGAGTTGAATTCCCCCATAAATTTGATAAGATAACAAACAATTCTACAGAAAGAGCAAAACCTGCTCAAGCTGTAGCCTCGGCTAATCGTTCAGCCCCAACA